ATTACGATTAATATGTCTATATTACCTTAGTCAGAATGTACCTCAATGGGGATGATTCGTTAATGGCTATAGCTAATTCAATTATAGGTTGGTTTAATGACGAGTCAATTGCGAAAGAACTCCATCAATATGGAGTTGAAATGACTTGTGATCATGGAGTTGGAAATATAGTTGACTTTGACTTTTTAAGTCAGCGATTTGTTAAACTTTATGGTTGCTACTTACCATTAGTAGATGCGGATAAAATGATAAGTAATTTGTTTTATGATAAAAGCTATCATCCTTTAATGACATTGTTGAAGGTATTCGCTATACGCACTGAAACGTGGCCAAATGAAAAGCTGCGTGTTCAAATACATAATTTGATTACCGATTTACTACGGGACTCTAATCCCGATATGAAATTGATAATTGAAACACATCAAGGAGAAGTTGAAATGGGGTTTGAAGAAGTAATGCAAAATTACTTAAGCGATCGCCAATTGAAGCATCTCTATACAGGTATTCAATAAAAATGCAGGTGGCCATAATTAATATTCCTGCATAAAAATTTTCCATATTCAGAAATTTTAAATAATTCTGATATTTTCATTAACATTGACGAAATGTCTAACTCAAATGCCACTGTTGAAGCTATTACGGATAGGATGGAGAGTACTCTCACAAAGATGGGAGGAACGCCAGCTGGCTCGGACTGGTGTATGGCGGCTCTCGATCCTTACCATGATACTGAGTTTGAAAATCTTAGAGGTTTTCCTGATGGTACTGGTAATGCTAGTATTGTTCAGGTTGTCTCTGAAACTTTTACTGTAGGAGCCCCTACAGGTTTGACCACTTCAACGTGGGATTGTCATGCTACTATGTGGCCATGGTTGGATCAGTATAATGTGTCAGCTGGTGATTTCTTGGAGAGGAATTCGGCATCTAATATTCAAGGAACTCTCCAGCCTATTTTTATGAATTCAAATAGTAATAGTACAGTTCCGTTTGGAGGACTTACTTTGTCCTCCGGAAATTCAGGCTATACTGATTTATTATCTAATGGAGCAGTTTCCTATGGAGCTCTTTCTACTTCTTGCGTCACTCCAGATTCTGCTTTTTTACAAGGTGAGTATCGAGTTATCGGTCAAGCTTTTGAAGTTCGTAGTGTAGGACCTGATTTGTATAAAAGTGGTTCTGTTTGGTTGTGGCGTCAGCCAACACCTAATACTGTATCATCTGTAACAGGTATTAGCGGTGGTCGTACCTCTGGTAATCCCCAAGTTGCAACAACGATGCTAGTGATGGATTTACCTCCCCAAACTGCTGCTGATGTCCAATTAATACCATCCACGGTTATGTTGAACGCAAAGGAAGGTGCCTATGTAGTCTCTAGATTTAATAATATTGATCCACCAAAGGTTGATAACAATGCTGTCACTCCGATTTTAGTGTCAGGGATCATTGATACTAATTATACTGCTAATACTTTAGATAACATTTGGGTGTCTTTTGGAGGACAAATTCGAGAAACAGTTTTTGTTCCTAATACCACAGCATCCGCAGGTTTTTATAGATCAGCAGCAGTTAATGCAAGTAATTTTGACCTTACTGGTGCTTTTTTTACAGGCTTGAATCCTCAAGATGTATTAACTTTTTCAGTTAGATGGATTATCGAAAGATTTCCTTCAATTGAGGAGAAAAGCATTCTTGTTCTTGCCAAATCACCTCCTTGCTATGATCCTGTAGCTATTGAGGCTTATAGTCGAATCGTTTGTCACTTGCCCGTAGGTGTTCCGGTTCGATCCAATTCAATTGGAGATTGGTTTCGTCAAGCTGCGGGGGCTTTAGGTTCTATTGCCGCTCCAATCCTCAAGCAAATTCCACATCCATATGCTCAGGCTGCTTCAAAAGTAATAGCCACCGCTTCTAAGGCGTTGACTCCTACTGTTGTAGCAGATAAAACTAAGAAACCAAATCCTGCAAAAGCTATGGTTGCGATGGCTAAATTGCAAGCTAAGAAGAGAGTTCAGAAGAAAACTAAGTAATTTGTTTTTTTGTTTCTTAGTACTTTCTCCTCTTACTTGCCCTTTAGCAAAGGGTTTGTGTGATTTTTTCACACTATGACTTTAAGTCTTTCCCTTAATCTCGAAGTTTAATCAGACTTTCTTTCGTGCTAGCGAAATCTAGTGAAGACATGATTTATAACTTCTTTTTAATTTGGTTATACTAATGGGTTCATTTTT